CAGGGTATCCAAGGAGAGCAGGGTATTCCCGGCGAAGTTGGCCCCCGAGGGGCTACCGGCCTCCCCGGGGAGCCGGGTTCTCTTGGTGAGAGAGGCGAGCAAGGCGAGAAGGGCGATATAGGGGCTACCGGGGAACCTGGTCCACGAGGAGAGCCTGGAGCACCCGGGGAACCTGGTATTAACGGTATCGACGGTACCAACGGAAAGGATGGTATTAACGGTATCGACGGTGCAGCTGGCCTAGACGGTATCGACGGTGAGAAAGGAGAAACTGGTGAGAAGGGTGATTCCGGCAGAGGTATCGAGAAGGTATGGGTGGACCAAGACTCCGGGACACTCGTCGTTGCCTACTCCGACGGTGCGCAAGCAGAGGTCGGATATATTATTGGCGAACGTGGAGCAGCTGGTGCCAAAGGCCAAAGAGGCGTTAAAGGAAATGCAGGGCGGGATGGCCCTGGGGGGTTGGGGGTCGCTTGGTGCGGGCGATACGACAGCGACTCCATTTATTATGGACAGCTCTCAGACAACAACCCCCGGTTTGGACAGGCATCTCTGGTACGGCACCAGGGGGGTGTTTATATCGCGTTAACAGAAACGAGTGAAGAGCCTTCCCCGACGGCAGATGATTGGGAAGTATTTGTTTAACATTTCATTATAGGTACATATTATGTCAGGTACAGCTAGAACACTCGCAGCCTTAGATGCACTATTCGCGGATAATACTGCAGGAGAAATTAGTCCCCAAGATTTGAGGGACTTTCTACATACGGTTCTCGGAGTATACGGCTCTATGTACTGCTTTAATGCAGCAGCCGCTCAAGGTAGCCTCGGTACTACTCCTGCAAAATTGAGTTGTTTTACGGTGGATGGGGAGGCTGTAAATACAACTCCAGATCATACAAATGATCAGTTGACTGTAGGGGTTACAGGAATTTATGATATGAACTTTGAGGTATCTTATTCGGGTACTAATAGTGCAGTATGTAAGTTTCGCATTCGGGTAAACGGTATCGAGCAGCCTTTTGGTTGTACAAGAAAGTTAGGTACCAGTGGGGATGTAGGCTGCGCATCCTTCTTTGCCCCAGGACTTAACCTTACTGCTCTGGATATTATTACCGTCTACGTTGAAACCGATGACGGCGGTAACGGTGATACTATCACAGTAACTGATGCTCAACTTACTATTAAAATGGTGGGTTAATTATGTCAGGTTTTAGTACAGGATTTTCAGCAGGGTTCGGCGGCCCAGTAGCCCCTATAAGTACAATAGAAGGGCTGACTACCCTAGAGGCGCTGAAAACTGAGTTAAATATAGATGCGGGGGATACTACCCAAGATGTATATCTTAATGGGGTAATTCTTCAGATGTCTAGTATGATCGAAACTTACCTAGATCGGGTATTAGGATATGGTTCTTTCATACAAAAGAAAACTTTTAGTAATGGGAAAAACCTGCCTACCAAAATATTCTTAACCAAGTACCCGATAGTGGCAGTAGATGAAGTATCCCTTACAGATCAGGACGGGACTAAAACAGTAGTTGATCCAAGTTATTATTACTTTGAAGAAGCAGATGGGATTTTAACATTTACTAGTCCTGGAGTCACTAGCTTGCATACAGGACTAGCAGATGCGATAAGTGCCTCAGCTTTAGGCTCGGGGTATTTAACAATAGCGGTAGACCATAATGGAGGGTACGACCTTCCGGGGTCTACGGACACCGCTGCTGACGATCTTCCCAAAGTCATCGAGCGCGCATGTCTTGACCTCTCGAAGAATGCTTATTACACAAAGAATCAGAACCCGGCTGTAAAATCGGAAATGGTACCGGACGTATTACAGCAAACCTTCTTCCAACCAGAAGGCACTAGCAGCTTCTCTACAGGGGTACTGAATACTCTCGACTCTTATCTAGATTTGAGGCAGACTTTCTAATGCCCTTATCAAAAGTTGATTTTGAGAGAATGGTACAACAGGAAGGTAGACCTGTTACGTTATTGCGTCGGGGGACTCCTGATATTACAGTACCTAATATATTGGCCAAGGTATCCCGGTCTAGGAAATCCCCTGAGACAGATGAGTTATCTGGGGGGATGCTCGAAGATGTTTATATTCTCACTTGCACCACTAAGGAATTAGTAGCCGCAGGTTTTCCCGGGAACCCGGAGAATACTGATAGGATGTATTTTGACGAGGAGTATCATTTAGTTAAGACAGTTTACCCTTTATATTTAGCTCAGACATTAGTCGGGTATAAGATACAGGTGCAGGGCTAATGGCTTCTTACGGCGCGTCTCAACAGATACAAGGGGAGTTAAATGATAACTGGGCGGTATTAGAGCCTAATGTGCCTTGGTACTTATGGGAAGAAAAGAACCCAAGTATAGGTGCAAATGCAGAACAGATGTTTATGCTACTCGAATTTCCTGGAGGTCAAAGTAGACAAAAGTCAATTGGTGCCCCCGGAGATAATTGGTTTGCGGAGATTGCTACGTTTAACCTTCATGTTTATTACCCAGCGGGAGATATCGCAGATGCAGCACGATTGGTATTACAAAATGCTGCCTCTATTTTCAGAGGGGTATCTAAAGATGTTCCCGGGATAGGAAGTATTCAGTATGATGCCCCTTTTCCTCCACAGCCGGGGTTAAAGGATTCATTATCGGGGAATTGGATGTCACTTTCTATCTCTATACCTTATGAGTATCGTACCCGTGCGTAGCTTGAAAGGATATTATCCGTTATACTTAGCTGAAATATTAGCTGGGATGGTAAAATGTTTTATCATATGTTTATTATTAACCGGATGTAAAATGGCGGAATTAGTCTCTGATCCCGATTTTAATGACCCAACTATGTGGGTAATTACCGATGGTCAGAATGTCGAAATATCGGATGGTTTACTTAAATGGGCAGAACCATTCGGGTCAGCGGCTACGGGGAGTGTAGAACCCTTAGACCAAATTAGTCCTGTTATTGGTGCGCCCTATGTTTACGAGATAACGATTACTCCGAATATAAACCCACTGCCAGGGACTAGTCTTGAGGTTTGGTTTGGTGGAGTATTTCTTCTCCAGGCAACTGATCCTGGTACCTTTACAAGAGAGATTATTGCAGAAACAGGGGAGGGACTTGTTATTAAGGTAACATCAAGTTTCTTTTTACTGCATCTTGAATTTGATAGGATATCTATAAAGTTAGGACAATCTGATTCTGCTCTTGAAATAAAGTCAAGACTTAATAAAGAATGGCCTTTGGTAGAGCCTAACATACCTTGGTATACATGGGAGCAAGTGGAGCCTAATATAGGTGCTGATCTGGAACAGATGTTTATGGTAGTAGAATTTCCTGGAGGGCGAGGTAAGCAAGCGTCTATCGGCGCTCCAGGTAATAACTGGTGGAAGGAGAAAGGCGTATTTAATCTCCATATATACTATCCAGCGGGGGATACGGCAGATGCTGCTAGGGCTGCTTTAGAAAATGCTGCCACTATCTTTCGGGATGTATCTGAAGATGGTATGATCTACCGAGCGCCGTTTCTGCCTCAACCGGGGCAGGAAGGGACTTTGTCGGGGAATTGGATGTCGTTATCGATGTCTATTCCCTATGAATACCGCATTCGTGCGTAACTTACGAGGATATTAACATGGGTGAACTTGCTGATTCAAACCGAGTTCGATTGTCCTATTCCAAAGAAGGAACTTTTGGAACGAAAGACGCGGACATTGATATGCAGACACTCCGTTTGACGTCTTCAGATTTCGCGGCTAACAAGCAAACTGCGGTATCTGATGAACTTCGGTACGACCGTCAAACCGGTGATCTGATTGAAACTGCCTTCGATTCTGGAGGCTCACTGAACGTCGAAATGTCCCTGGACGGGACTTACGATGATCTTATTGCAGGGGCGATGGCGCGGGACTTTAGTACCCCACTCCCCCTAACAGGGACTACGTTGAATATCGTGGATGGAGCGAATACCGTTACCGATGGTGTTGTTGGTGGACACTTTACTAATGCAGTAGAGGGCCAATGGATTTTACTCGCTGGGTTCGCTACTAATCCCGGGAACAATAACTGGTTTAAGATTCTGACCAAAAGTTCTAACGACGAAGTTATTGTAGAAGATCCATTAAATCTACTTGTTTCTGAGACAGGTTCTGGTGATGAAACTGCTCGGGGTATGACCGTTTATAACGGTACAGATAAGCCCTCATTTGCAATTGAGCAGGGGTTCACCGATATCGATGCCTATCAGCTTTTCGAGGGTCAGCGCGTAGGGTCTTGGGCTTTAAACGTAGAGTCTGGGGCCATTCTCACTGGCGCCTTTAGTTTCCAAGGGACTGAGGTTACTACCGACGAGCCAGGAGTGGGTGTTGATCCAAGCTGGATGGGTACTGGTAGCTACCTCGCTGCTACAACTAGCTCAGTTCTTAACGCTACCTCGAACGTAGGGACGATTACCAAGGACGGGGTGGCCCTGGCTACTGCAGTTCAGTCGCTCGATATGGAACTGGATAACGCTCTGCGTAATCAGAACGCTATCGGTAGTAAGTTCCCAATCGGGATCGGTTACGGTAGGGTGACTATCTCAGGTACGGTATCCGCGTACTTTGAGAATATGGATCTCTATAACGACATGCTCAACCACACCGATGTTTCGATGACATTTAACTTCATCGACGGGGCTGGTAATGCACTACACCTGGAGTTCCCCCGAGTGAAGTTTGCTTCTTCTGCACCTTCTGCTCCAGGTATCGATCAGGACGTTATTGAAGACCTGGAGTGGCAAGCGATTGTTGATACGACTGGTACCTTCATGATGAGGGTCGATATCGCGGGAAAATCGTAGGGTTGCCGCCAGCCCCTACGAACTCCAGGTGGGCAACCCAATCCGGAGTTTGGGATACAGAATCCGGAAGTTGGGTTCTGGAGCCTTAGTAATTTGTGCGCCCGAGTTGTATGCACATCTAGTGCGAAAGCACTGCATTGGAGTCCTCCAGTGCGCCCCGGGGGGCTGCGGTCGGGCGTAGCCCCCCACCTTTACCCGACTATGAGGAGAGTAACATGAAATTAAGTGAAGCATTTGGTACCGATACAAATATGGAGTCTGAAGGTAAGTGGTTCGATATCGGCGACGGCGCAGAAATCCGTGTAGCCCGATTTGGTAACCGGAACCACCGGAAAGCACTTTCCAAGTTGCGAGCACCTTATAAGCCTTTGTTGCTTCGTGGGGGTCAGATTCCGGACGACGCAAATGATGATATCATCACAGAGTCTATCGCCCAAGCAGTTCTGATCGACTGGAAAGGTTTATTGGATGAGGACGGGATTGGTCTTCCCCATTCGATAGATAACGCCCGGGAAGCCCTGACCAAATACAAGGACTTCCTGGAATTGGTTTCCCAGTTAAGTCTCGATGCCGCGAATTTCCGCACGGAGCTTCAAGAGGAGATCATAAAAAAGTAGCTAGGTTCCTCACTTACGCACATACCGGCGTAGGGAAGAATGAGGAATGGTTGGTCCAAGTAGCGATTGATGAGGGTAGGCCATTACCCCGTTCAATCATAGAGGCACCGATACTTGATGATATATCGACTGACTACTATAAAGCCTTTGGGATGCTTTCCCGGGCTAGGTCTTTCACGAGTAACGGTGTCTCTTTACCTATCACATTTGAAGCTTATGATAGGTATGCGTATCGGTTCGGTATAGAGGATTTTGAAGACTTCTTTTATGTCATGTCTGGCGTAGATGATGCATATCTAAAGGATGAATCTAAGCGTCGGGGAGCAGCTAAACGTAAGGCAGAACGGAAGGCTAAGAAGGATGCGAGACGGAATAGTCAGAAAAGGTAGGCTAACTGAGTCTTTAATAGACACAGTAGAAGAAGACATTCAAAAGCGTTTCGTGGAGATAGCTAAACAACGGTCTCAGGAAATCCTAGCTCAAAATGTAGGTGCTGCCGGCGCACGTGTGGATATGGACCACTTAGTAGATGGTAGCTCCCGTAAACCCCTCGGGGAGGTAAACCCCGGGGGGCGTATTTCTTTCTTCTATAATCCCATACAAGCGGTGGTAAACGACGCTATGGAGATGGCCCTCCGTTGGGCACCTATCGGGAAAACCCCGGACTCGCCTAAATACGTGAATTCGTTTATAATACTCCAGGACGTTGTACGAGGTCAGAAAGAGGTCTCTATGGTCGTCCCGTGGCCGGGGAAGGTAGATGGGGTATTTGTTGAGATAGTTAATACCCAACCTTACGCAGGTTCTTTGGAACCCCATACTCGGGCACAGCGTGGACCACGTACTAGTCGTCAGGCTCCTAATGGTATTATGGAACTTGTCGCCGCTAACTTAAAAGCTACTTGGGGGAGCGTTATGAAAATCAATCTAGTCTCCCGGCAGTGGCCTTCTATTATCGAAGGCAAAAAACCCGACTATCATCTTCCAACTGTTACAATATCTCCTAACTGGCGCGGTATCGGAGCCGCTTTGTAATGGCCAAAAAGATTACCCAAATATATACCATCATTGACGAGGCTAGTAAGACCCTTGAAGATGTAGCTGCTGGCCTAGAGAATGTTGATGCTGCCTTAGATAAGAATACTAAGTCACATCAAAAGAATGCTAAGGCCAAGAACGAATCCGCCAAAGCTGATGCTAAGCAGACCGAGACTATCCGGGCTAAGAAGTCTGCTCAGGTTATTGAGGATAAACAGATACGCTCTACCACCCGAGCATATCAACGGCTAATTGCTCGATACGATGAAACTGAAAGGGTTACTCAGCGAGTCGCCCAAGCGCAGGCAGTACTTGATAAGGCTTACCAGGCCAATCTTATTAATGGCGAACAGTATAAGGAGACACTACGCCGGGTTACTAAAGGGATCGAAGATCAGACTTTAGCCACGAGTCGGAACGCAGCTGCGCAGTTATCCTTCCATAAGATTATCGAACGTGGTAAGTTCATCCTCAAGACATTTATAGCCGCACTCTCTATCCGGGCTATTTACGCATTCACTACTGGAGTGGTAGACGCTAGGTTGGCGGTAGAGAAAATGGATGCTACTTTACTTGCGGCTACAGGGTCGATGGCCAAGTCTGGGGAAGCTCTAGCATTTATAAAGGGTTTGTCTAAAGACTTAGGATTGGTATACAAAGATTTAGCCATTCAATATTCTCAGTTTATAGCGGCTACCGCTAATACCAGTCTCGAAGAACAAACTGAAGATATATTCCGGGGGTTCTCTAAAGCCTCAGTTGCATTGCGACTCTCCTCTGCTGAGACACAGGGTGTATTTAGAGCACTTATCCAAATGGTATCGAAAGGTACTGTACAAGCTGAAGAGTTACGAGGACAATTGGGGGAACGACTCCCCGGCGCGTTTAGGATAGCTGCGGAGGCTATGGGAGTAACTACTCAACGGCTCGGTAAAATGCTAGAGTTGGGTGAGGTTCTTGCTGAAGACCTTATCCCTAAGATGGCTACCGCGTTAGAGGAGGGTATTGGAGCAAATGCGGCCAAGGCGGCAGAGACCCTTACGGGTAAGATTAACGCCCTGAAAAATGCTTGGTTTGATCTTTTACTTGCCATAGGCGAGACTGCTGTGGGGCGAGCTATGGAGTCCGGTATAGAGACTTCAGCTGAATATACTGAGATGATGGCTACGGGTATACGAGTGCTCACTACCTTAAGTAATAAATGGCAAGCAGAATTAGGATTAACTAACAGGGCCATTAAAGATTTAGACCAGGCTTCCCTAGGTCAGTTGGAGACAGAAATAGCGAGGGTAGAAACCCGGCTCGGGGTATTATTTGCTGCAGCTGAAAATAATCCCGGGCTTCTTAATTTCTTCCGCAACGTTAGTGGGGGGATTAATGACCTTATGGACTATCAGGTAGAACTGGAGAACGCAGCCTTTGGTCATGTAGAGTTCGACACCCGGGTGGATGATGCAGAGAAAGCACTTTATAATCTTACTACAGCCATTGACGGTATAATCCAAGAGCACGATCCCCTTTATAAAGCTACTGTGGCTTATAATCAGGCATTGAATAAACTTACCGAAGGGTTAATGGAAGGGGTACTCACCGAAGAAACTTTCAACGAAGCTCTACAAGCCGTTGATAAAGCATTCGGTAAGACCGCTGCTAGTGCATTAG